TTGACAGCCTTCCAGCCGCCGCTTTTCCATCTTTTCCTGACGCTTGGTCTGTTGTATCTTCATGCCCTGCTCTTGCAGCAGGGTTTGTACCAACATTAACTTCCTGTACGAAGCTCAGTAATAACCTTGATGAAGGGCATGATAACCGTGCCGATGACGGTTCCAAGAGCCACAGTGAGGGTCTGCTGGAGTTTGGTGATTTCATCCTTCGCCTGGGAAAGATTGCCGACCATCTCTTCGCTCAAGACCGCCGCGCTTCCTCCCAGTTCCCGCATCCGGTCGCCACCCTGTTCGAGCATGGGAATCAATTCGCCCGCGAGACGCTGACCAAAAATCGTGCTGGCAATTTCAAGCTTCTGGGTTTCACCGCTGGCCCCCGCGACAGCATCGGCCACGCGGTAATACAACTCCTCAGTCCCCATGCCTGCGAGTTGCTCCACGCTGATTCCCATTGCGGCAAAGGTCGCCCGCAACTCTTCGTTCCCATTGACGGCATTGGCCTGCGCCAGCCGCATCTTGTTCATCGAACGGGCCACGGTTTCCATGCTGGTGCCCGAAAGTTCCGCCGCCATTCCCAGCCGTTGCAGTTCTTCCGAAGAAACCCGGAATTGAGTGGCCAAGTCGCCAATCTCATCGGCTTTATTAATGACCCCCTGAATCCCGGCAATGATTGCGCCCGTGGCAAAAGCACCCGCGAACATTCCCTTGATGTCCCCGGAAAACTGACGGGCGGCACCGCGCACTTCCTCCAGACCGGATTTGAAGGCCGCGTTTCTTACGCCGACCGTGACATCGATCCTGCTCATGGCGTCATCTCCTTGCGCAAGGAATCCAGCAAGGCTTCATCCTCGGTTGTGAGCACTTCCGGGTTCGCACCGTCCTGCTTGCAGAGCGCGGTGTAATACCAAAGAGCCTTTCCCACCGGCATAAACCAGACCTGTTCCTCGCTCAGATTGGTGCGCCGCAGCAAGCCAGCCGCAACATCGAGCGGCCACGGAATCTTTTCTTTGAAGGGCAGAGATTCGACCGGCTGCCAAAATTTCGGCCCGCTGCTGTGCTCATCCAGGTAGTGAACAAACTTCTGGCTCTCCAGCCGGAAGTAGGCGGGATCAAGTGTGCCCCGCCAAAAGCGAACCCTCTCCATCCAGCGGGGACGCCGCAGAGGAAGGAAGGGATTGGGAGCGGAACAGATTTGCACGGCCACAGCCAGATCGGACATGGCAAACGGTGTGTCCTCCGTGGCGAAGGGTGATCCCACCGCTTCGAGCACAATCCGGTGAGCGAGAGAAAACGGCCTCAGTTTCCGCTCAAGGACGGTGTGTTGCCGCAGAAACCAGGAATGAAGGAAACGCTCGTCCACATCGGGTTAGGTGATGTATTCGGGCTTCGTGCAGGTCAGCGTGTAGCGCACGAACCCCTTGGCTTCCTGCTTGTCGTCAATGGACTCGATGATGTAGCTCACCCCATCGAAAGTCAGACGGCTCCCTGCGGTCGGAACGGCATAGGTGGACTTCGGGATTAGCTCGATGGTGATGTCATCGGAAATATCGTCATACCGCTTGGTGATCCGGTTACCCTGCTCATTGACGACCTCCGCAACATTGGCAAATGACTTTTTGCGGGAGACGGATTGAACCGCACATCCCGTGATCGTCCCATCGACACCGTAAAGAAATGCTTCGCCGTGATTGACTGCCGCCATGCCAACGATGGAGTGTCAACCTTCGACGGCGTTGACATCGGCTCATGAGCAGACCATGAGCGACAGACAAGTCATCCGCATTTCCGACGAAATGGCCCAGGAATTTGCCAAGATCGAATCCGATCTCATTCAGGCCCGCCGCTCATTGAAAGAAGCGGTCAAAAATCACACGGCCATTGTTGCCCGAATCAAGGAACGCCGGACGAAGTTCTGGCAGACTGTCCGGGCCTCGCACCAAATCGCGGACGGGAAAAGTTTTTCGGTTCAGTTGCGTCAGGGACGCGCCACTCTGGTTGAGCGTCAAGCATCCACGGCGGAATAGTTTAGGGAAAACAGGCTGGCGGGGAACGGTGTGAGCTGTGATCCGTCGGACAATGCGGGTTCAACTCCCGCTTCCGCCCCACTCAGGCAGGACCATCTACTCCTTGGCAAATCGCCGTGTAATTGAGGACTTCGCCGAAGTGCCGGTCATCCCTTCCTTCATCGCAGGATGTCTCGATCAAGTCGTAGAGATGAAAATCTCGAACCACTCGATGGTCATGTGAACTCGCGGGAGCATTCAGCGCAGCACGAAGCCTCGCAGAATCATACAATGCTACCCTGATTGCCTCGACCCGATCATCCTGTGCAGTGATGTCTTCATCATCTGCCTGGGTGAGAACAAAGACTTTGACTTGCACGTCGAAAACACCTGTTCCGGGCGGGAAGTCATCGTTCTCGTTCGCCTTTTCCCCATAAACCACCACACACGGTAAAGTCCGTGTTCCCGCCCGGTGTCCAGCCAAGACCGGGGCATCGCCTAAACCGGGAGTTCCGCTGAGGAAGGCTTGGAGGGCAAGTTCAACTTTGCGTTTGATCGGAATCATAGACCTGCTTTCCGGCGTTTGGCGTCAACGAACCGCTCCGCATTCTTTTCCATATCCCGGATGCGGGTGGAGAGTAGTTCCGACAATTTCGAGCCAGGGAAGATGTCAGAGGCATACGGGACCTCGTTGCTTACCGTGATGCTGGGATTCAGGGGATTGGTGGAATTATCCTGCACCGACCCAAGCGATTCGCCCCCGGTCTTGCCGATCCAAGCGGGAAATTTGGCCATGAGCAACTGCGCCCCACGAATCCAACCTGCCTTCGCCGTTCCCACGCGCCGCTGGATTTCCCGGATGTAAGATTTGAGGGAAGCCACCCGTTCAATCACCACATTGGGTTGCCGACGTTTTTTTACCCGGCCTGCTACCCGGGCCGCCTGGTGATCTCCCGGATCTGGCGTCCGGGTGATTTTAAAAAGGCGGGCCTTCGCTTCGACAGATCGTTCAAAGATGACCCGGAGCGCACTCCAATCCTTCTGTTCCCATTCCTTTTGAATCTTCCCGTTGCGAAATTCCACCCTGTCGAAGTCCTTTTCTCCGGCCAGACCTTCGAGACGCCGCTGTGCGATCTCCTTTACCAGAAACGGCACATCCTTGAAGGGAATAAACACGCGCCGGATGTCTCCTTCGACCGTGGCCATGCCTTTTTGCTGCGCGGCTTTGTCTTTTCCAAACGGAGGTGTCCACTCGATCAGGCGTTCGACCAATAGGCGGGCCTGCATTTTGATGACCTCAACCCAACCAAGCTCCGTATCACGCTGGAAATTGGCCAAGGCCCTCTCAAATTCCCGGCTATCCACCTCGGCATTGACGACCGGCTTATTCATCGGGACTGCTCAATGTCAGAACCAGCATCGGATACTGCGGATGATTGGCGACACGGGTAACGCGGTAATCGTTCCCCTCAAAAGTCATCCGGTCGCCATGCTTCGGACGAACCCCCGGAAACATCTGGATCGGAATTTTAACGGTGAAATCCACCGACGCCATGAATCCGCCGATTTCAAATTCCTGAGCAATCGCGGGGACCGATACCAGGGCGGAAAAGGTCTGTCCGTTCCAGATGATCGGTTCGCCGACATCGGCAATGATGGCAAGAAGATCGGCGGCTTTTTCGGCTTTCAGGCTCACGCCGAAGCCAGGCTGTCAATTGCCGATGCCGTCAGGCACCCAACCGCGCGCGAAGTTCATCCGTCTGTTGGGTGAATTTCTGCAAGTTGGATTTTTTGAGTTTGGCGAGGTTCTGCAATTTCCAGCGAATGGCGGGCAACTCGGACAAATGCGGACATTTAATCAGGTTCCAATCAGGCTCTCCGCCGACAAGACCCAGCAGGAATTGCCGGTGATTTGGCGTCAGCACGGCAGGCAGATCGCGATGCAGCCTGCGGCGAACTTCCAGAAGCTCATCAAGAGTAATCGGCTCCCGCGCCATTCCAACAAATTCATTCTCAAATGCGGGCGCCATGTCGTTTTCCCGTGAAAAGAGAACCTCATGCACCGGACGGTTGTGGCCGGCCAGATAGCAGACAAAGCATTCCACAATATCGGGAGTCAAACCGCCATGCTCATACATTCCCCGAACATCGAAGAAATCCCGTGGATGCTGGCGATCCATCGCCGCAACGAGTTTGCTGCCATAAAGCTCCGGTGTGGCGAGAAGCGGCACCGTAATTTCAGTGGCAAAGGTCTTCCTCGCTTCAGTTCCCAAGCGCCGGGCTTCCACCGGGAGCACCGTGCCCCGGAACACATGATTGACCTCGATCTTCACCAGATTGGGCCGCCGTCGCACGATCAGTCTGATGTCTTCCCCCGTGGTCGTGGGGATAATCTCGGCGTCCAAACCACGCCCGGATAGTCCACTCCTGATTTTTTCAAGTCCGGCAGAAATGGCCTTGAGCGCCTCATCGCGGGAACGCCGGTGATCGGTATAAACGACATCAATGTCCACCGACAAGCGGGGCATGTGATCGACGAAAAGGTTGATGGCCGTCCCGCCTTTCATGGCAAAGTCGGGTTGCTCGAAGACTTCCGGTGCAACTTCGAGCAAAAGGCGGACAGTTTCGATGTAAGCTTTTTCCATCACGGTTTAAGAATGAGAATGCTGCCATCTTTGAGCCGTGTCATCCATCGGCTTTTCCCGATACGGTCGGAGACAGCTTCTCTGGCCGCATCCGCCCACGGCAGCGATAGTTCTTTTGCCCAACTCACGCAAAGGCGAAGCGCCTTGACCTGCGCACAGGCGCGGAGAAGAGTTTGGAGCGTGTCGAGACGCAAGGATCGAGCCGCTTCCATGATGTGGCGGGCTTCTTCCACTTCTTGCTGAATCCCCACCTCACTCAACATCTCCAGCAAGGCTCTCTCCGGGACTGAAACCGCTACTCCTTTGGGGGTCTCCGGAAGCGGTTGCAGACCAAAGTCAGGGCTCAGTTTCGAGTCGAAAAGCACCCTCCCGGTATATCGCGCCGGAAACCGTTGGGTGAACCAGTCCGGCAATCGACCGTTCCTTGGGCCCCAGAGACACAGCGTTTCTCGATTGGGGATATTGTGCCGAAGACCCTGCCAGGCCAGCGCGGTCTTGCCCCCAACATGGAACTGCGGAGTCTGCTGGCCAAGGAACACCAGGCAGTCATCACGCCGAAGCTCATCCCCGGCGAACATGAATGTCCCACGCGTCAGACGCTCCAGCCACCCTGAATTGACGTAGCGATAAGCCAGCTCTGGATAGATGCCCAAGGACGCAAGCTCGCGGCTGTCAAAGGGCCTGCCCCGTGGCAATGTCCGTTGAAGACGCTTGATTAGACTGGATCGCCCAGATGAACTCATAGTTCATGTATGCCATAAATTTCAAACAATTCCAGAAGAAAATGATTGGTTTTGATCCTACAGATGAACTCATAGTTCATTTCAGACATCCCATTCAAACAAAAGCCCCCATCACCCGAAGGTGATGGGGGCCTGAGGAACCCAACCCTTGGAAAGGTTACGGTTTCACCAACCGCTTGATGCCAGCGGCAATGGCGGTTTTGAATCCGTAAAGGCATTCGACCGTAATAAAAATGCGGTTGCTGCTGGTTTCCGTGTAACGGAGATAACCAAAGGTCAGCCCGGTCTCGGGATCAGTGACCGCACCGGCTTCATCATAGTTGGCAACCGGGGCCAGATAACGCATGGCCACCGCCAAACCGGATGGATGAGCGGCAAACCCGATCAGCTTTTCGCCATTTTCAGGAATCACCGTGCTGGGATAAACATTGAATCCCCCAATTCGGCGAAGCTGGGCTTCAACCACGCCCGGCTGCGAAAGGGGAAGCACAAAGCTTTTTGCCACCACATCATCAGCCAGGAGATTGGTGTAAAAGGCGTCATCCAGAATCAAGGAACGATCCGTGATCGGCATCTTGGCGCCGCTGCACGCTTCCCGAATCTTGAGCACTTTTTTGTAATCGAAAACATCTGCCGCAAGTGCCGGAATCGCAGGTCCGCCGAAGTTGGCTGCCGTGATTTCAGTGAAGATGTCGATCAGAACATCTTCGGCAAGCTGCTTCACCGCGCTGGCAACCAGATTATCGAGCACCGGCACGGCGGTTTCCGCAGCTTCGCGGGCTGTGATATGAACGGTTTTATACTTGTGCCGGTTCAGCACAACCGGAGCGACGGTAATGGTCGAATCCGCATTGTCGGTATAACTTCCGGCAAATTCGCTGCTCTGTGTCGGCGTTCCCACAATGGGTACGCGAACGGTGTCGAGCTTGTCGGCAGGTTCCGGCGAAAAGTTGGTGGAGAACGCTCGGATGGGAGTCAGGGTCGCCATGAACGGCTGAAGGGCGTTCTGCGCGACTTTGATGTCTTTTACGTTGGTGAGTGTGTTGGGCATGACAGGTTTTCCTTATTCGGCGTTGAGGATCAGGGCTTTCTGCTGGGGCGTGAGTTTCCGCCAGAAGAGGGTTTGTTCTTTGGGGTCGGTGATCGCTTTGAACTGTTCGATCAGCGGTTCGGTCTGGGCGTCACCCTGGGCAGTAACTTTGGCCGGAATGGGGCTGCCCATTTCTGCGGCGATCTGCGCGGCCCGAAGAGTGGCCCGCTGTTCCAAATCTTTTTCGGCGGATTCGAGTTCGGCGTTCCGTTTGCCCACGGATTCGAGGCTTTGCCGGACGGTGGTCAAATCCGCCGCCAGTGCATCGCGCTCCACGGTCAAAGCCGTGATCGCGTGCGTCTGTTCTTCAAACTTAGTTTTGAAATCAGTGGCCCGTTGTCCTGCTTCGTTGAGAAGTGATTCACGGGCCTGAGCGTCCCGCTCAAGCCCCGCGATGCGGGTCTGCGAGTCGTGGAGTTGTTCCTCGATGCTTTTCATGTTCCCCCTCGCACTGGTGTCAACCGCCGGAACATGAAGCAGGCGGAGACGATACAGGGCGGTGCCCCGGTCTTTCACTACGCCGGACAGGTTGAACCGCTGGGCTTTTCGTGCGGAAAACGTCTGTCCCTGCATCGCCTCTTCGGGAATCTTTCGACTGCGAGAAAGCACCGCTGCCTGGAAATCGGAGAAAATTTCCTCAACGTCCGATTGAAGCCACTGCCGCTGCTCATCTGTCAGCGGAACACCTGGCGTTCCGGTGCTTTTGAACTTTCCCGCCGCGAAAACTTCAACTTTCAACCCCTCGCTGCGGAAGGCTTCGCTGCTGTCGATAACGGGCAGAATGACTCCGATGGAGCCGACCCGTGCGCTGGGCGTCGCATAAATCGCATCGCATTGAGAGGCGATCCAGTAGGCCGCGCTGCACATCTGCCCGCCGGTGAAGGCATAGACATACTTTGCTTTCGAGGCGTCGGCCACGACCCCGGCAAGTTCCGGCGTGCCACTGACGGTTCCACCTGGGGAATCAATATCGAGGAAGATGGCCAGCACATCTTCGCGGGAAATCGCCTCACGAATGGCATTGGCCACTTCCTCGTGGTCGATGGCCCCAAAAAGGATTCGGGAAAAAATGTCCGGCTTGCGAATAAGCGGCCCGTGGATTGTAATGACACCGATGCCTTCCTCGATGGCGAGCAGTTCACTCTCCGCTTTATTGGGCAGCTCATTCTTGGACTCGAAAAAAGTGAACGCCGAATGCGCCATCGCAGACAGCGCATCAGAAGTGATCAGCCAGGGCTGACGTTGGAAGACGGTTTCGGGTAGCGTCACGCTACCGGCGTCATGTCAACGTCCGGGAGCAATCGAATCCTCTTCCAATCGGGCCACAATCTCTGCGGGTAATCCCCCTGTCGGCTTCCAAAGCATTTCAACCGGCACTTTGTATTTGGCGGCGACATCAAGAATTCTGCGCGCATCCTGGGCTCGGCGTTCCAGCTCCTCGCCAAAGTCGGCCCCGAGCTCCTGATAATGGTCGGAGATCGTTTTGAGTCCCATCTCCACATCAGCCCGCTTCTGCTGGGCTTCGCGCCCTGCATCCACCGTGATTCGGCGCGGCGTCACACAGGCGATTTGCCACCAGTTTTTGGCCGCGGACAATTCGCACCGGGCGATGGCATCACCAATCACGTAGAACCAGACAGGCCGGATGAGTCTTTGGATCAGGATCAATTGGCGATAGGAGAAGCGGCGATCCGCTTTGGCTACAACCAGCCGAACTCCGGCACCACCAATTCGGCTGGAATCCGCCGCAAATTCGTAGGGAATGACCCCCAAGGCGGAATCCCTGCGCAGATGTTCCAAAAATCCGGTGAACGTTGGGCTGGGGCGGCCAGACTGAAAGCTTTCGAGCGATTCTTCGGGTTTGAGGGCGACCAATTTCCCGCCGATGATCTTTTGCAAGGCGGAGGGATCGCTGCCCGCTTCTCCTCCGGGCGATCCGCCCACCGCAAAATCTCCCGATTCGTCGAGTTCGCCACGCATGGTTTTAAGCACGCGAGAGACATCGGCATTGTCTTTGACGGCATGCTTTTCCAAGGCGAGCAGTTCGATTTCGTCGAGAATGTGATTGATGGAGTGTTGAATGATAGGGGCGCTACGGATGGCACTGGCACTCTCAGGCTCAAAAATATGCAGCACGGCATCGGCAGACAGATCCCTCATGCCGGTATCTTCGATGAGCCGATATGCGACCGGTGCTCCGACCGAGTTCAAGCGAATGCCATCGTCAAGACTCCCGTCCGAATCTCCAACCCGGTGAGATTCAATCAATTGAAGGGATGGAAGCCCGTTTGTATCCCGGGTCTTATGCACAAAATATTCACCGTCCACGTCCATCCCCCGGCAGATGATGGCCTGACATTCCTCGAAGCTAAATCGTCCGGTGATTTCGCAACGGGCTGACCACCGCCGGAAATACTCTTCCGCTTCCCGATTCCAATTGGCATCCCCCGATTGGGCCTGGGGACGAATGCCATCTCCCGTCGAGTAGATCGCCATGTTGGCGATCAATTCCCGCACGAAACCGGAATTCTTCTGCAAATAGCGGGAACGGCGCACCAGTTCGGAACGCACACCCGATGTCAGATCACGCTTTGTATCCCTCGGTGCTGACCCCGGCACAGTCCCACGCCGGGGAGACCAGTTTGCCGATTCATAGGGCGAACCCCATGCTTTAGGAACCAGCGCCCGGAGAAATTTTGCCACGGAATTCATTGAGACGACGGGCGGTAGCCATCACTTGGCCAGGTATTCAGAAACGACCGATTGAGCGACCCGGCGTTTGGGTCCGTAGGTTTGAGGATCGAGAAGCCGCAATGCGTAAGCGCATTCCTCCAAGGTTTCTTTCACCGTCATGGGGAACTGCTTGGAAACCGAAGAGCCACTGTCGGCCCAAGTCATGACGGTCTTCCCTTCGAGCAGCAGCTCCTTGGCCTTGCTCTGGATTTGCAAGACCTCGGCGACGGTAAATCCAGTCGTGAATAAGCCGAGTGCCATGCCACGGAAGGCATGTCAACGGATCAGGCCCCGTGAAAGCGCCACCGAATATAAGATTTCGTCAGGGAACGGTGCCGCCGCTTGCGCCAGACGTGGTGCTGCCCCCTCAACTGTAGTACTCACAAAGTTAGTACTGCCGGTTGATTTGGGTTGTTGTTGACCTCATGCCCGACGCAGGGAGGCGTAGCCGACCGTAGTCGGGCATGCGCCGCAAA